AATCTCTTGCACCTTCTTTCTTACTTCACGAACTGCTTGATGGAATTGATCAGATTTACCTCTGGTCTTAGTTTCATTCTTGAACCTAGAGTAACTTTCATTTATCTCTCCTACGATCTTTACTTCATCTTGACTAACAGTTATAATCTTTTTTTGTGGACCAACTGCAATATCGACTTCCCCATCTCCGGCTCCTACTACTTCTCCTGTATTACCAGCGTACATTCCTTTTACTATTTTAACTGTCTTATTTGTCCAGTAATCATTTTCAGTATCTTCCTCTAAACCTGTTTCTCGGCGATATTGATCTTCATCATTACTCATTTGATCTTTTGTCATTTGATCCATAAATACCTGTTTGAATTCTGGGAAGCTATTAACTTCTTGTCCATAGAGCTCAATTGTTTGTTCAGGAATGTTTATGTAGATATCAGCTGTTTGATACCCCATATCTAATACAAGAGTGTCGTAGTTTTTTCCTATTGCTGTTCCTCCAGTAATTCTAGCACCAGCTTTTTCAGCCCAAGATGCTACTTTATTAACAAAGCTAGAAACACCTTTTTTTTGTGCAAATCTTTTAATGTTATCAGGAACATTAGCTTCATCTAACACGCTATTATCTTTTTCATCTTTAATAGTTGGACCATAATCATCATCTGGATTATCTGAACCGTAATCATCATCGTCCTCATCAGGTTGATACTGCGGATCTATCTCTTTCATGAAATTACTTAGTTCCTCGAACAACTGCTTATAGATAAAACCACCTTTTGAAGGGCGGTTAGGTATTGATGGAGCGTCTTTCCAACCCCACTTATCTTTCATATATATTTTAGCTTTGCCTGCAGCTAGTTTAGGCTCGACGTCTTTTTGCTCAGGTTTTAGTTTCTTTCTAACTATTTTCTTTGTGGCTATTGGACCTGCTTGTTCACCAGTTCCAGGAGTAAAGGTAGCTCCGGTTCCGGTAACTGATCCTTCTTCACGAAGTCTTTGAGTTGCAAATTGGTTGTTAAAGCTATTCATTATTAAGCCTTTTTAAGCTCGTCAATTAAATCGCAATACTGAAGAATTCCTGAAATAGTCTCATCTTTGATCGATTGATTTTCTTTAATCGGTCTGATAAACTTTAGTACTTCTTCTAGTTTGATTTTAACAACCTGATCTTTTGTAGATTCTTTTAATTCTATTAATTCACTTTTAATTGACTCTAATTCTTCATTTAAATAAGTCTTAAGATTCTTAGTGTCAGAAATATTAGTGATGTATTCTTTTAGCACTTCTTTTTGTCTCTCAGACAAGTCTTTATACTTGTTATTGAACTTCTCAATTAGAATTTTATATGTTAAAAGCCTAATTTCTTTATCTTCTTTCATAAATTCTTCTACCAAAGATCTAGGAGCTTTAGAATCTACACCGTTTTTAAGAGTAATATGTTCTAGAAGATTAATCTTATTTAGAAGAATTTGCTTAGTGTCAATAGTTTTTGCAGTCTGAGATTCAAATATAGTATAGATAGAAGCGAATGGCTTATAGTTTTCTATTTTAGCCTTAAAGAAGTTATCTAATTCATAAGTACCCTTGATTTCTCTAATTAGGTTGTACTTCAATTTGTTAATCTTTTCAAAATCAAGCTTCTTATATTGCTCAATAATAGTAGAAATTAAAATCTCAGCCCTAGCTTCAGAAAGCTTTGGACTAGATGCAAAAGTACTGTATAAGCTATATTCTTTACCTAATTCGGTATTGCTAAAGTACTTCTTAAGGATTTTGACAGCCTTAGAGTCTTGATTATTTATTAAATCAGATGTAGTTTGTCTGACTAATAATTCGAATAAAATACCTGTATTGCGATATTTTGAGTGTTTTATTGCCATAGTTTTTTTATACAAGTCGACTAGTAATAAATATCTATATATTATTCTAAACCGCCCTTAATGTTATCCTCACTTAAAAGATCAGATTCCTCGAATAATTTAGTTTTTCTAGAGCCAAATTTCTTACCTAGACCCGTTAACATTGTTTGATTTTTTAAAAATTCTGTCATTGCTCCTTCAAGAGCTAAAGGACTTCCTCCTTTGTAATTAACCCCCATACTATCTTCTCCTGTTTCAGCATTTTTAGAATATGCAGCTTGTCCAATAGGATCTCTGCCGAATCTAGAATTATCTGTACCAATAATTGATGTTACAGATTTAGGACGGCCTGGTTTCTTCTCATCATATCCTTGAGGAACATTTAATACAGAATCTTCTTTTCCTCCATATAGACTAGCTATTTGGTGAGGTGTTCCGTATGATTGTCCTGATTCTGCTGGATCATTTCCTTCTTCTTGAATTTGAGCATATCTGAATTCTCTTTTCTTATCTTCAACAATCATATCTTCAAGTTCAGCATATTGATCTTCAGAGAAGTGGAATATCTTGTCATAGATAAAGTCTCTTGGAAGTAAGTTTCCTTCCATCGCTTGTTTAGCAAGATCGATCTTCTCTTTGAATAGTGCTATCCTTTCTTGATCATAAATGATTGACGGATTAGTAAGAGATAAACTAAAGTTAGCAGCTGATTCGTTAGTGTAACCATGAGCATATAAATGCACCAAGGCTATTTTAGTTAATTCAGATACTAAAATCCTTTGAAGCCTTTCTATAGTTCTAGCGAAACGAATATCTTCAGCCGCTAGTGTAGCTTTGCCTGTCAAATCCTTTTCATAGCCCATGAAAGCCTTAGGTATCTTGAGGGCGGCAAACAGCTTTTCACGGAAGTATGCAACGTCTTCAATACCATTATATTCTAATCCTTTTGCAGTATCAATCTTTGTAGATGTATCATTACCACGAACCGGGATAAAGAAGTCTTCTAGTAGATTTTGCTGGTTATATTTAAGGTTATAGTTGCCAGTCTGAGGATCCATAAGAGGAGTTTTCTTCATCTTCTGAATCATTCTCTGCATGTAGTTATCAACTTCGCCTGGTGGGATAGCTCCTACGTTTACATAGAAGATACGTCTCTCAGGAGCGCGAACAATACGGTGAATCAACATTGCATCTTCGATCAATACATATTGCTTAAACAACTTACGAGCTGGCTCTAAATAAGATCTACCATAAGGAAGATAGTTAACATCTCCGGTCAAACGGAAGTGGGCCATCTCAAAGTTATCAAACCAAATACCAGTATCTTCATTTCTTTGTGAACTATATCCTGTAGATGAAGCAAGAGTCGCGTTAGGATCATACTTAAATCTAACCTCTTGTGGGTTTTGAGGATTGAATCCTTCTTCTCTGATAATATTATAAGCTGAGAATGGGATTACATTATAAACACCGTAGTTTTCTGCGATCTCTAGTTTTAAGTAGAAGTCCCCGTACTTAGCCATATTGCGAACCCAAGACCAAAGATTAAATTCAATATTAAGTACAGAATAAAATAAGTTGTAGAGGAGTTTCTGTATGTTTTCATCAGAAGACCTAATTTGTAATACTTCACCTTGTTCATTTTTAAGTGTACATTCGTCTGCTACGATATCTAGGGCAGAGCAACAGATTGCATCTGTATCCATTGCATCATAGTCAGCATAAATCTGAACCCTTGCAGACTGATAATTTTGAGATAAGTTAAGGTTAACGCCATAGGCAGTTGAAGTAGTGTATACCTTGTTAAACCTGTCTACAAGAGAGTTGGTTTGAATAACACCAGATCTTTGTATAGTGTCCGTGTCGATAACTTTCAACATGTCTCCACCTTCATTTCGAATAATTACGTCTGTTGAAAATAGACGCTTTAGAGTAGAGAATAAATTGTTTTGTTTTTGTTGTTCTGCCATATTTTTATTTTATAAAAGCCATGTTAAATCTTCATTCATTTCTCCTTGAGCCGTATGATGTGTCATATTCCAAGGATTTTGATTATATTGATTGTTTGCGTTATATGATATAGTGTTATCTTGTGTTTTAGTAAAACTATTTAAAGCTGCGTAAGTTAAGTTTTCTGCCGTCTTCTTATATCTTAATGATGTTTCTCTCAAATACATTGCTACAGCAAAACTCATAACAAGATCATCATTATAACTCTGCATGGCTTGAGCTTTACCGTTCTTCCAGATAAACACTCTAAGCTCTTCTAGTAATCTAACCGATCTTATATTAGCTAGTTTATTTTCTATTGAGTCTCTCATCTTCTCTACAGCTAATGGCCTGGTTTTCTCAGTCATACTAAATCCAGGAACTAGTCCTGTTTGAGTATTGATTCTATCCACATATTTTGTAAAATCCATATTGCTGTCTTGCTTATAACTATAGTGAATATTGGTATATCCTCTTTCTAATACTGTCTGCACCACATCCCAACCTATATTATTATTTTCTACAACTAGTAGAGCGTTATTATATTCAGAGGCTATGCTTAGTAATATATTGGCATAATCTCTTGTATCTGGCTGTGACTTATATTCTGCAACCTGGGTAATTGATTCAATTTCAATAACATGAAAAGAAGAATAGTCATTACCGTCTCCGCGTGCAACGTCAGCAACAACTGCGTAGTATTTAGTAGGGTCTGGATAATCCCAGATCCATAGCGCTCTGTCAAGCCCTCTTCTTTCAATCGGTTCTGATAACATATTTTCTTCATACCAAGTTAGTATTTCTGGTTCTATTACACTATTACCTGAGGTAGCAAAATCACAATCACATTCTTGCGCAGCATTTCGTTTACCTAATATCTTATCTTGCTCGTCTCTCCATACTTGATCTCTTTCAGGATGGACAGACCAAGGTAGCGATATCGGCAAAAATTTATTTTGTTGCTCTTGAGCAGACACATATGATTTGTGAAACCAATTGCCCACACCATTTGGAGTAGATAAAGCTATGCACCCACCACCAGTAGCCAACGTTTGTTGAGCCGCTGTAAAGATCTCCTCAATTCTGTCAATGAACGCAGCCTCGTCTATGACTAGGAGTGATACCGCTTCAGAACGACCCGCGTCACCTGCCGCCGACACCGCTTTGATTTGAGAACCATTCGCTAGTCTAAGACTCAGTCTGTTATCTTCTGATGTTCCTATCTTAAGCCAAGTTGGTAGGTTCTGATAAGCAAATCTTACCTTTGTTACCATGTTCTTGGCGGTATCTTGCTTAGTCGCAATAATAAGAACATTCTTATCTTTATTGAACAACATTAACCATAAAGAATAAGCAGAAACAAGAGTAGATATACCTAGCTGTCTTGACTTATTAATTATAGAATAGTCATGCTTCTGAAACAATTTTAAAACCTTTTCTTGAAATGGATATAGATTAAAAAACTGCCTTCCTCTTTGTGGGTGCTGGATCATATAGTACTTCTTCATGAAGTATACGGGATCCGTGGCACACTTAACAAACTCCTCCTTTATTCTTTCTTTTATCGTTATCTGTTGATCAGACATTATTTATGTGTTACAGCAAGACCTATTACTAAAGCTCCAAGTACAAACTTTTGTATTTTACCCATTTTCATTCTTCTATCAAACTTCTTGATGTCTCCTTTTAAGCCATCAATTTGAATTTTATAGTTTTGCCCTTGCTCTATTTGTTTTTGTATAATTGATTGATAATTAGTTTCTTTTTGTCTAAAAACTGTAATTACTTGATCTCTATTATTAAGAGACTGGGCTTGGGTTTGAATTACACTGTCTTGCGCAATTACTATTTTCTCATTCACCTCTCCTTCTTTTAAATCAACTACTACAGCCTTACTAACTTCAATAGGTAACATTGTAGTGTCACTAGAAACTTTATCATATTCCTCTTTATATGTAGCTACAAAGAAACTATCAACTTGAGTTGGTGTATAAGATAAAGCATCTTTAGCATCTTTTAAATCATCTTTAAGATCTTTTACCTTATCCTTTAAATATACGACTTTTTCTGCTAAATAATCATTATCTTTTTCTAGTACGCTAATTCCTATTTCTAGAGTATCATTTACTAAATGAATAGAGTCAATGTTTTGTTGAAGTGAGTCTATCTTTGCTTCATAGGGTTTGGTATCAAATCTTTTTGGTTGTAAGATAAAAATATACCAGATGGCTAATAATGCTAATAAGGCTAATGCTGTACTAAATACTATCTTCTTCATCTGAATCTAATTTAGGGTTTTCAACTTGGTCTATTTGTTGTTTAAGTAATTTTATTCTATCAGGAATATTACCTACTGCTTTTTTATATCCGCCTACATCTTTCAGTTTTAGGATACCATCAGCATCTCTTTCAGTATACTTTGCTAGAATAGATTTTACTTGAGCTTGTAGATTTTGTAGCTCTTTTTTCTTCTTGTCAAGTCCTCTAAAGTCTTTTTCAGATTTTTTAAGGTCCGTTGTTGAAGGTTCTATATCATCTTCTGCCTCTTCTCTAATTTTAGAGATGATAGTAAGATTGTTCTCTGTTAAATATTTTTCTAAGTTAAACGACATGTTAGTCTATTTACTTATAAATATTTATTAATCCTGTAAATCGTCTTCTGATTTTACCCTTCTTAGCGGCCTAGATAATTCTAACCATTTATCATAGTCGTACTTGATACCAAATAAATAGTATTCATCTGGCTTATTATGTCCTTTTAGATACATGATCGCTGGTCCGGTTGGACAATGGGGTTTTGCGATACCTTTATCGTCTTCGTAGATTTTAAGTATAATATTCTCTACTGTCTTAATAGTTCTATACTGCGGTTCTTTTTTAGCCATAGACTTAATTTATGATCAATATACAATAAAAATATAAACTAAATTAATTAAAGTCTATAGTATTATCAAATTCTATATCACTATCTTGTAAAGTATCTCCAAATAAAAATTTAGTAAGAGAATATACTCCATTATCTATATAATCTTTAACTTTGTAAATATATGATTTTATAGTATCCATAACCCCTTCTTTTAGTTTAGTTGGATCTGATATTAAAGAAACAACGCTCCAAAATCTATATCTTCCTGTTTTTTCTCCTTTTAGTTTTTCAGAAGATGATTTAAATCTTACAGTTAATTTCATCTGATCTGCTATCTTTGCTGCGTATCCTGAATTTTGAGTAGAATGCAATTTAGGGCTAGATAAATCTGGACTTACTGATAATACGTAATCAGCTGATGCATCACTATTAGAACCAAATTTTTCATATCCTGACATTGCCTCTTGAGCAAACGCTATTTTAAATTCTGGGCTTTTATTAAAAAGATCTTCTAATTTACTAGACATTTCTTTGTGGGCTTTATCTCCTGCCGTGAGCACTTTATTTTTACCTGATTTTAATCCAGCTTCTACTGCTCCAGATTTTGTATATCCTACTTCAATAAATTTGTCAAATGTATCTAATACGGCTTTAGCTTCATCCGTCTCTAAAATACCAGGAACTTTTTTTGCCGCAGCATAGAAAGTAGCGACAGATTCATTTTTTCCTCCGGACATTAATTGAGAGTTTCCTACTTTTACAGATATCTTTTTATTTCCTAAAATAACATCTGTTTTAGGAGTTGTATTACTGGCTCCTTGACTTTTCCAAAATTCAGTTAGTGTAGCTTTTTCTCCAGTTCTTCCTGTAGCTCTAGCAGATTTACCTTTTTGCAATCCTAAATCAATTATAGCCTCTTCAGCTTTTTTTACCATTGTTTTATTAGACTTCAGTTTGCTTAATTCATCTGGTAGTATTGCTCCTTTTGGAACAGGTATTCCATTGACTTTATACCAAGCATAAACAAGAGCAGACTCAAATAAAGTTGCCTGTCCTGTTTCAGCCTCTTTCAATATAGCTTCTAATATTCTAGTTTCTGTTAACTCTTCTCCACCTTCTGGTTCAGATGTTTCTGATGGAGGTGTTGGCCCTGCTTCTTCTGTAGGACCTTCTTGATCTCTAGTAGCTTGTTCAGAACCTTCAGGACCTTTGGTCTTTAAAGGATTTCCGTTTCTCAATATTCTTGAGATGGCAACCATACATCTTTCTTTCTCGCCAATTGACATCAAATAATACTTCTTACCCTGAACAGTTGCTTCATAAGCCTTTCCCATAAACTGTAGAAAGAAGAATTCTCCATTGTGAAGAACTACTTTAAATGTAGTTGGCTTAGGTGCTACTACATAAATTCCGGTTATATACTCCTCAAATGAAGGAGTCATTAAATACTCTAATGTATTCTTAAGACCTGCATATTTTTTTAATATAAACTGCATAGGATCATCCTCAAATGTAGAAGTTTCAGGCTCCATCCTATCTAACTCTTGTAAGAGTATAGTCTTTAGTATATCGTGTTTTGACACAGTCATAATTTATTTTCTCTTCTTTTTACCTTTACCTATTTCCATTAAACTTTGAAGACTCATCTCCATATCTTCTGCATCTCTGGCTGGTAGTTCTTCTGTTCCATCAGGAAGTTCATCCATATCATGTTCGCCTCCATTATATTCATGGTAGTTTTTAGAAGCTTGATTAATAAAGTTCTCTGCATTT